GTCGGGGAGGAGGTTCGCCATGCCCGACGCGATCTAGGGCTTCGGGTGCGCTGCTCGATAGGCCCGGTTGGCTGCCGCGATCTTGGCTCGGGTTTCAGGGCTGACTGGGTGCCCCCGCAGCCCGGCAGAGATGTTTGCACGGGCCTGCTCCGACCGTGCTTTCCCCCGGCGTTGCTCCCCCCAGAGAGCCCGGAGTTCTGGAGACCACTGGTGGGTGTCTTTCCAGACAGCAGCCATCTTGGCTCGGGCCTCGGGGGATTTCGGGACGCCTTTCTGGTGCAGGGCCATTTTGGCCCGTTCTGCTGGATCAGCAAAACGGATGTGGGCTCGTTCGCTCAGGTCACGACAGGTTTTCTCGAACCCCGGATTGTACTGAGCCGAGGTGGAGATGTTCAGGCACCCCGGGCGGCCGAAGTGCTGGTCGATCCATGCCTGCTCCATCCGGGTCAACTCATCCGGGTCAGCCACCTCGGCCACGAGTTCAGGCTCGAACCGCCCACCGTACTTATTGAACACGGCCTGCATGTAAGCGTTCGGATGCTGGTTCTTTTTCAACAACCCGTGGTGCCGCTGCCACCGCGAGAAGACGTTCTTCGAGCGCCCTCCGTAGTAGTGGGTGTCCGACAACCAGATGATGTAGACCCCGGCTCGCTTGGTGGTAGAGTGGGTCATCGGGGGCCTCTCCTGCTTAGAGGTTCTCGGTCACGCCCCCGGCCTGCTCGCAACAGGTGCGGGGGTACTACTTTCGGGGTTCAATAGGCAGGCTACCGCATGGCGAAGGACAGCCTTTTCTGGGTCTACGTCATCCAGAGCACGCTGACCCGGGAGGGCGGCAAGCCGGGGTTCTACTACGTGGGCTCCACGACCGACCCCTGCCGCCGCATCCGACAGCACAACGGGGAGATCAAGGGCGGCGGCCGGTTCACCTCGAAGCACCGGCCGTGGCAGATGCGGGCATTGTTCGGGCCTTACCAAGACAGATCCGAGGCTCTCCGAGCGGAGATGGCATTGAAACACGGGAAACGGGGTTCCTCTCGATGCTCGTGGTCCGTCGAGGACAGCAGGTGGTGCCGGGGTTTGGGGGTGGGGGATCCCCGAGTGGCTGAAATCAACTCTCTCGGGGTTTCCGGCCCGGGTCCGGCTCCATCCACATCACGCAGGCGAGCCCCTTCAGGGCCTCGGCGGTCGGGTCCACGAAGGCGTAGCCGCCCCCGTCGAGGTCGTAGCCGATGGTCAGGCGTCGAGCGCGTGTCTCGTCCATGATGGTCTTCTCAGCAGGTCGCCGGGCGGTCCCGGCGAACGTAGAACTCTTTCTTGGTGGGGTCGGCGTTGGCCCACGCGGTGCCCCACGCCACGGCTTCCTCCCGGCTCACCTCGTGCCCCGCGATGCGGGAGCCGAACAGGAGCCGGAAGTCGTCCAGCCCGGAGGCCGCGCGGACCGACCACCCGTGGATGGTCTTGGTGAGTTCCGCCGACCGGCGGCCCCGGGCGTGCTGGTCCACCTGCACCTTGACCAGATCCACGCCCTCGTCGCAGAGGGTGCGGAGTTCGTCGTCCCAGAAGTCCGGTTCACCCGCGAGCAACTCGAAAGCGTCCTTGTTCAGCATCAGGCACCTCCGATTCCTCTACTCCCTGGAGGGTCGGGCTAAGCCCGCCGGCCGTGGTACTCTCCCTATACCTCAGCCTTGGTGGGACGTGCGGGAGGTGACCCGTGGGCAAGATTCTGGACTGGGGGTTCAAGATCCTCTCGGCGCTGGTCATCCCGCTCCTCATCTGGGGGGTCTCCCTGGAGGTCCGGCTGGCGGTGCAGACGAACGACATCCAGCGGTTGCAGGAGGACGTGAAGGCGGCCCTGGCCATCAAGGACGGCCTGAGCGCCAACACGAACGCCCTTGGCCAACTGGAGGTGAAGGTCAATGCGGTCAACGACACCCTCAAAGAGGTCAAGACCCTGCTGCGGGCTCCGTAGCGCGGGCTTGCTCCTTGCGGTGGTGCTGCTCGTCGGGTGCGCCCTGAAAGCATCCCGGCCGCTGGTGCCCCCCGGCCCCGCCTCGTCGTCGGTCTACGTCCTGATCGACGCGGGATCCGTGCTGGGGGAGAAGGCCGCCGTGGCGGCCAGCCCGGAACCCTCGGAGGTGGCAACCGCTCCGCAGGTCATCCAGCAGGCAGTCCGGCAGGCCGATGACCGGGTGGACGAGGCAGCCCAGATTGCGACCGACCTGCGGTGGGGCCTCATCCAGAAGAGGTTCGAGCGGCTGGACAAGATGGCTCAGGATCAGGATTGGGCCGAGCAACCCCCGACGGAGGAGCCTGACTTGCACCGCTATCAGGAGTGGGTCTATCTCCGGGACCACCAAGAGGCCCTGAAGGCAGGGGAGAGTCCGGTGATGGATGCTGCGCCCGTCCCTGCCAAGCAGACCGCTGATGGGAAGGCTCAGGTCAAGCCCAAGGCGAAGGTCCCGGTCTCACCGCCCGCCCCGGCCCCCAAGGCAAGGGACAGACCCGCCCCGAAGGCCGCCTACCAGCCCGAGTGGATGATGAAGGCCAAGGCGGAGTAGCCGATGTCCAAGGTGGCCCTCCCGAGGATCTACGAGTACGTGGCGGACGACGGGACCGTCTACTACTCGCTCACCCGGCATCCCTCTACCGTGTCGCCCCCCAAGAGGCTGGTCCTCCAGAACAAGATGGGGACCATCCTGCCCAACTTCATCGTCAACCTGCGTGCTCTCGGGGCTCGGCTGACAGGGGGTTCTCCGGCCGAGGATCCGTCCTCGGGGGGTGGTGGGTAGAGTAGCCCGATGCCCAATCCCGGGCTTGGAGATGTGGAAGATGGCCGACACCGAGACGACCCCCGTGGACGAGACGAAGGACATGGCTCCCCCCGAGACCGCCGCAGCCCCCGAGGCCCCCGTCCCGGTGAAGGACGAGGCCCCCGAGGTGGCGGGCGAGCCCCCAGCCGACCCGAACCTGATCGGTCACCTCGACCCGGGCGAGATGGGCCAGATCGCAGGGCTGCGCCAGCAGGGCACGCAGATCACCCTGGAGATCGGGAACATCGAGGTGCGGAAGGCGCGCCTCCTCGGGGCGCTGGAGCAGGCCGAGAAGCGGGCGCAGGCCGTGATGGACGGCGCCCTGAAGCGACTGGGCGTCCCGGACGGCACCCCGGTCCACGTCGCCGCCGACGGCTCCGTCCGCAAGATGCCCGCCCGGGGCAACGTGGTCCCCAGGCCGGGGCCGGACGCGGCATGACGAGGAGGAGGGATGACGGACTACGGCTGGGTGCCCGGAGCGGCTGGTCAGCCGCTGCCCCCCATCAATGGAACGGTCGTCAGTCCGTTCGTCCCCGGAATCCTCGACATCCGGTGGGACAACCCTGTCCTCCTGGCCGGGAACTCCAACTATCATGTCGTCGGGGTCAACATCTATAGGTCGGACGTGTCCGACCGAGGTCCCTATTTCCGGTTGAACGAGTTCCCCCTCGGGGGCATGTTCTACCGGGACGCGACCCAGATCATGCCCGTCACCGAGGTCATCGACTGGGCTTCCGGCTGGGACTACAAGGCCGACGCGCCGAACGACCGGCGGTGGGTGTTCCGCACCCAGCAGCCGATGATGAAGCGCATCTACCAAGCCCCGCACCAATCCCCGGCCTACGCCAATGCTCCCGTGGACGTGGTGCTTCACATCGACGGGGTGGAGGTGCCGGTCGAGGCCGTGTTTGGGCGCACCCAGCAGGTCCGACTCATCAACCAAGCGACATGGAACTCCGCCACGGAGAAGTTCGAGGATGCCGTCCTGCCGAACGAGAACTCCGTAGTCGAAGTGACCTACTGGACGGCCCGCAACCACGTCCGTTCCGGCCTGGGAGCCGCCCTGTTCTACCGGCTCACGACCGTCGTGATGGACCCGGCGACGCCGAGCGGCTACCGGGAGACCGACCTCAACTACTGCGCCCCCCTGACGAACATCTCGGTCGAACGCCTGGACTACATCTGGCAGGAGGCCATGAGGCGGAACTCGTGGATCCTCCAGCAGGGCGGGGAGCGGGTGAAGGTGTTCATCCGGCGCATGTCAGGCATCCCCTGCGACTGCCAACTGCATCCGATGACCAGGGAGTTCGCCCAGCAGCCCTCGAACCGCTGCTTGACCTGTTTCGGGACCGGCTTCGTAGGTGGCTACGAGGGTCCGTTCGAGGTCATCATCGCCCCAGACGATGCCGAGCGCCGCATCTCCCAGACGCTGACCGGCCGCCGGGTGGAGCACGCCTACGAGGTCTTCATGGGGCCGAGCCCCGTGGTCACGATGCGCGACTTCGTCGTGAAGCAGACCAACGAGCGGTACTCCATCGGGGCGGTACGCCGCCCGACGAACCGGGGGAACCTCCTCCAGCAGCACTTCACCATCGGCTACTTGGACGAGGGCGACATTCGGTACGCGGTGCCCATCGACGGGACGACCGGCCTCGCGTGGCCCCAGACCCGCTACAGCCAGCGGACGCCGTATCCCACGGACGTGGACGGAGCCCTGCGGGGTCCGGCGTGGATGTCTGACCCCAGCGCCCCACAGGCGCCCCTGGGGCCGGATGCCCAGAACCCGCAGGCGACCGACAAGGCGGGCTGGCCCTCCGAGAAGCAACCGCGCGGGCGGACGCCCGTGTGGGAGAACGAAAACCTCGGTATCTTGTTTGTCCTGCTCCCCTTGATGGGGGAGGTGCTTCATGCAGTTTCTCGGACTCTGTAGGGTCTGCGGGCGAGAGGTTCGGACAAGGCACGGCCCAGTTTCATTTGCTGGGAGTTCTGAATCGGTTGCGAGGATGCTGTAAGGTTCTGCGCCTGTGGCATCCCCCGATGGAAGAGGTGGCCTGATGCCGGATGCCCGAGTCAGAGGCTCCTACGGTAAGCCGTTCTCCCGGCTGGCCGGGTTGGAGAACTCCCCAGACCTGCTCCGCAGGTTGGGGGCCTGCCTCGTGGACACTCTCTCCAAGGAGGCGGAGAAGTACTTCGCCCGGAGGGGCTGGACGGGCAAAGACCCGATGGGAGGCCCATCCATCGGGGACTCGTTCTCCTACCAGATCCGGGGCAACAGCACGGTGGAGATCACTTCCACCTTCTACGGGATGGACGTGCTGGCCCGGCAGGACATCCCCGCCCGAC